CAATGCTTTATTTTTTGGTTCTGGACTTTTTGCCACGTTTTACCTTCTTAAGATCAGCCGCTGTAATCTTGTTTCTTGGAGGAGCTACTCTAGCTAGTTTCTTTTGTTTTTCAGAGTAGCCTTGTTTGCCTTTAGGAAACGGCATTACTTCTTAGCCTTACCTAAGCATTTACCTGCGGCTTTACACTTTGATGGTGTTGGGCAACCTGCACAGGTTTTAAATGCTTTCTTTGTTCCTGTCTTCTTCTTACCGTACATCATAATTACTTCTTTCCCATTACTTTATCAACACCTTTGATTCCAAAGGACGCTAGTACTGCTGTGTATAACAAGAACTGAAACCATTCTGGTAGTCCTGCTAACACTTCAAATGCACGATGCACACGTTCAATTACATCCATATCATCTACCGCTACACCGTATCCTACAAAGACAATTGGTAACGACAACAAGATCGTAAACCATTCATCCTTCCAACTATGTGCAGATGCGTCAGCCATACGAGCTTCCCAGTCTGCATCATTCTTGAGGCGTTCTAACTTGACCTCTTGTTTAATCTTGGCTTCATCTATCCTACCTTTGATAAATCCTTTGGCAAGATCAACGACAGGGCCAATGAGTGCTGTCCACATTACATACTATCCTTTTTGATAGGTACACAAGCCATACCACGAGGATCAGTTGTGTCTGCCATGATTTCCATAGCCTTATCAAAACAGTCTTGTGGGTTTGAGAACTCCTGTTTCTCTACTATTTGCAATATTCCGGGTTGCAATACAATTGTAAAAATACCTATTACAATCCACATACTAAGTGCCTTTAGTTGTTACGAGCCAATATAGGAAGTAAGCACATATGCCAACAGCAGAAAGGGTGGCCACGGTAACAGCGATACCAATACACCAGTCTTTAATGAGTTTACGTCTACGGGCTTTCTTTTTTCGTTCTTCATTTTCTGCCGCTTCACGGCTTTCCTTCATCTGTTTCTGGAATGCAAGCCAGTCTGTCCAAAGATTTGCTCTGCCCTGCCATATCATCATTTGCTTCAGAGAATTTTCATATTCTCTAAGTTGCTCTGTTGCTTGGAAGGCTTGCATATCGGACTTGTATCCATGCTCATGTGCCTTCTTCTGTATTTCAGCCTTGAGGCCAAAGTAGTCTGCGAGTGCATCACCCGCTTCATAGATTTCTTTACCGTTTGCTATGGCTTCCTTAATAACACCAAAGGCGGCATTAGCGGCGGCAAGCTCAGCTATCATTTGGAGGTTTCCTTCCTAGAAGCCTCTGTACTGTCTTTGTTTCATAAATGCGGATTGCTGTCCACACAAGGGTGAATAGGGCCGCCAAAGGAGGCAACAACTCGCCTATGGTTCCAACTACGGTGAGTACACTAACTGCATCAACGACTTGCTTAGTGCCTTCTGTTGCCATCTGTGTCACATCCTATCCTTAAGGCTTTACAGGCCAGTCAGCGTCTTCCAAATATGGGAAGTTTGCATGTGTGGTAATGTCACGCAGTGCCTGACGATAAGTTGTCATCTCTGCGCTCATGGTCACATCAGACAAGCCTGTCCAGTCAGTCTCAGCAAGGAGTCTGTCACGCTTCTCCCGCACATTAGATGCAACAACACCATCACGCTCTGCAATCTCTTCAGCAGTCATGTCCACTGCTTGATGATTTAGAATCCACTCGCCGTTTACCAGTTCAGGTGTCCATGACTTGACTAGCTTTTGGTCTGCACCAACAGTCGGGTTTGTTTCCCGTACTGGATACACACCGTAGTCAGCCAAGGTTGAATCACTAGGCTTCTTCGGGAATGAAATGTTTGGGTTATCTCTCCGCAACAAGCCGATTGAGTATGGGTATTTCTCAACTTGTCCGTTGTTTGTTTTTAAATACATGGTTTGCTCCTAATTAACCTTTGACGTAACCGCCGTCAGCTATTGTTCCATTTACCGTAAAGTTTCCAGCACTTCCTGAATTTATGCCGAAGTTAGAACTGTCTTTAAACTCTAACAGTATTAATGGCTCATTGATGTTTCCGTTATCAACTTGTGCTTTTATGTCTTTGGGGAACCCAAGCTGATCCACAAACAAATTTCTATTAGCTTCCTGTGAAAAATCTATGTGTTCGTCATAAAAGACTACTGAACCGATATGTTTTGCTCCATAACTTGGGTTGCTACTACTGTCATATGCCAAAATATGAAAATCAGTTCCCGACTGAAGGTTAATGTTACCTGACCGTGAAGTAGCAGAAGATGTTTGCCCATTAACATACAAAAATATATCTCCAGACGTATCACAGCTAAAAAAGATAATATTCCAGTTGTTAGGATCATAGTTATCAACGTCTAAAGCAACAGTCCCGCCTGATCCGTCTGGGGTAACTTGCAGTCTTATAAGAGAAACGTCATTGTATGTAGTTGAGAGTTCTACCGCATTTGACCCCGATCGCATAAAATATCCCAATTGATTGTTATCAGGCGTACCTGTTGCGATCACAAATCCGGCTACTCCGGTGGTAGATGATGCAGTAATTGGGCCACCAAAGTTTAAGAAATTTCCAGTGTCAGTTGCCTTGGAAATAGTATTTGCCCAATACTCACTCGGCCCCCTCGCACCTGTGTAAGGCCCAGAGTTTACTGTGAAGTCACCGCCAGTGCCTAGGTTGTTTCCTGCATCGTTGGCGTACAGTGGTAAATATATCAGTGGTGCAGAACCTGTTGGCAGTTCACCAGATGCACCGAGGTACTTAGGCTTGTCTGTTTCGGTGTCATAGAAAGGATTGCTTGACGTAAGATCCATATAACTTGTATCAAAGTAAAGATCTGAGATTTCTCCGGGATAATAGAAATTTGGTATTGGCGTAGCCCCCACCGCATAACCATTACTAACAACATAGTCTATGTTGTCATTGGTATAGGCCGCATAAGTAAGCCCTGTTTGCTCAACCCCATCAACAAATATGTGCCTCTTATTAGAGTCTGTTAAATCAAAAGAAACTTGTAACGAATGCATTTTATTTAATGTAAATCTAATAACTGAGGGATCTTGCATTTGTAATACGTTTGTTCCGCTAGAATTTTGAGCAATAATTGTCAAGTACCCAAATGACCCGCCGTTTGATGTTCTAATAACAAATCTTTGATTCCCTGATTGCACAAAACTAATAAAAGGAAGATTCCCAAAGGTATTTGTTTTAAATGAACAACTAAAAGTACCTTGTTTACCGTCAGCAATACCTGTCAGGCTAGTTCTAGATAAATAATCCGCACTACCATCAAACGTACTAGCCGCCGCATTGTACTGATTCGGGCCACGGCCTGACTGTGCAATAATGCCGTTCAGCGTGAAGTCGCCACCTGTGCCATCGTTTCTTCCGGGATCGTCTGCATCGTCCATTGGCAAGCTAATGATGCCGCTTGTGGGCGGCGTGACGTACAGGCCATCCGCATCAATGAAGTCACGGCGGTTGGATTCTACTGACAGGTCACGGTAAGTGTAGTCTAGGTAGACACCGGCGAGGCGGCCATGCACCTTGTTTCCTCCTGCTGAAGAAGCCGCAATTCCAGCACCTGTCCGTGAAGAGTCAATAAATAAATTGTTTTTCGTGTTTGTTACTAACGTCTGCGATACGTCATTTATAAATATAGAACCTTGGTTGTTCGCTAAATCAACAGAAATTAAAAGATGTGACCATGTGTTGAAGGGTACAGAACCACTTGATGTTTCCATTAGTACCGCAATGGAAGCCCCACTTGTTAATCCTTGAACAGAAAACTCACCAGATGCTGAAAGAGAAAAAAGGAAATATCCTCCTGACGTAACATCATAAAGAAATTGACTTAGACCGGTTTCTTGTGGATATACCCAGCAACTAAAGGTAAACGTTTTACTGTCGGTGTTCCCAACCAGATCACTACTACGACTCAGGTAGTCATTCGTTCCATCAAAGTCAATGCCAACAGGTTCAACAGCACCTGCGGCGTTGCCTGCGGCGGCTTGGATAATCTTGTTGCTTGCGCTCATCGTTTATCCTTTATGCTGGAACAGACAGTGCTTGTCCGGCTGTGAATCCATAATAGTTCGTACCACCATCAGTCGTGATAAACACAAAGTAATCAATCGCTCCGCTATCTGTTGAGATCGTTGGCGCAGTACCCGCCGCCCAGTTGACTGAGGAAGGCCATGCAATCGTCCTAGCAGTGGAGTCCTGAGTGACCTTCAATGTAAACGCAGATGCCTTGCCAGATGCCGCAGGGTTGCTGAAGGTGTAGGTGACGTTCTCTGTGAGCGTGTGCGTGAAGTTGTCTCCATCACGCAAGTTTATCGTAGCCGCTTCAGCCGATGAAGTAATCGCCGTTGACTCTTCAATCTTGCCGTTATCAAACGTGACAACACCATTCGCATCAGCAGTCACAACCTTAGATGCTTCTGATGTACCTAGCGTTGTGATGTCAAGGTAGTTTAATTCTGCAGTTGTCGCTGTTACACCGTCAATCTCTGAAACACTGATAACCCCATCAGCAAGCTGTCCACCTGTTGCTACAACGTCTGCTAAGTCTCTTGCTTTGCTCATGTGTTACTCCGGTTTAGTAGGCCAATCGGCATCTTGTAAATGGGGAAAGTTGGTGTGGGTTGTAATGTCTCTAAGAGCCTGACGGTAGGTTGACCATTCAGTTGCTACTGTATTACCTGCTTCAAGTGCTTTTAAGGCAATCCAATCTGTCTCAGCTAACTTAGCATCACGCTGTGTGCGTACACTTGCACCTGCTTCAGCATCTAGCTTGGCTTGGTAGGCCGCTTCATGCTCTGCCTTGGTTGTAGTTACACCATCTTCTGTGGTGTCAGAGAACATGTCACGCTCTGTCCACGCATACACCCAGTTGTTGTTCGCATCCTGCACAACACCGTTGCGTACTACGACTTTGTAGTCACCGGATGGTGCAGGGGCAGGTGCTATGAGTACAGGGTCAATGCCCAGTGCCTCACAGACGTTAGCGTTCCATACTCGTGGTAAGGACATGTTTGGGTTGTCTCTCCTGATTTGGCCTTGATTCTTGACCTCACCAGTTGCTCGTACTCTATATTCGCTCATGTTGATTCTCCATTTAAGCGATTGCTAGGAAGATGTAGGTTGCATTGTTTGTGTTTACATCTGCGTTACTTGTGACTGCAAAGCCACTTGATACGGGATCAATGTCGTCACTACCAGTGTCTTCAGCATCTGTTGTGTTCAGTTCTAAACGTGGATCGTTACCTGCAACAATGCCTCGTTCTGAGTCGTAAACGTGCCAGTCACCTGTGCTGTCAGTTCGCTTGATTAAGACAAACCTCGCACCTGCACTAAAGCCACAGTCAATGGTTTGGCTTGATCCGTTACCCGTATAGCTTCCTACTTTGGATACACCGGGTACTGAAGCGAATAAATAGATTACACTCTTCTCGCCAGAGGCATTTGTCCAACCCCCGTCCACAGGCCAAGTGCTACTTGTAGGATTAAATGTTTGTGTATTTTTATCGCCAAAGGCAAAATCTCTATTCAAGTTGCCTCCATACTCCCACCAGTCTCTTCCCGACCCCGAAACCTCATAATGCCAAACAGTCCAATTAAGAGTTAGACCTCTATGTTTATGTATTCTTATTGCCAAAGGCAAAATCTCTATTCAAGTTGCCTCCATACTCCCACCAGTCTCTTCCCGACCCCGAAACCTCATAATGCCAAACAGTCCAATTAAGAGTTAGACCTCTATGTTTATGTATGACCATTTCTGGGACGACTCCCAAGTTGTGCGTTATTTCAGTATATGTTCCAGTCCCAGTATAAGCCACCACATCAAAGAAGCCGGGGGCACGGCGGAACATGTGCGAAATATAATTTACACTCGCTCCACTGTTTACATGCCATCCTTCCATAAAATCAAATGTCGCAAATGTTTGACCCGTAGCTTCAGCATCAGTAGTTTGAGACGATAAATAAGCCTGTCCCCGTAAACGGTCTGCAAAATAATGATAAGATGAAGTTGTAAAATATCTTTGTATTCCTAAATCAACAGGGAATCCGGATTCAAACCAATAAGGCTCTCCACTTATCCCGAAACTGTTCGCAAACACCTCAGTCCCACTCTCAGGAGTCTTCATCGGGCCACGGCGGATGGCGATGTAGATGTAGGATGCACCATTGGTATTAGTGCCACTACCCGTGTTGTTGATGTTAAAACCTGTAGATTGCGGCTCAACAATACTGCCGGACGAACTCTCTGCCGCAGAAGTGTCTGCAAACATGTAAGCAGAATTTGTAGAAGAAGCTCCTCGCATAATATCAAGCATCCACCAGTTTCCTGTAGCAGATGCGTTTTTAATAAAAACCCATTGAGGTTCAAAACCTAAATCAATAAAGTTCCCTGCCGAACCAGTACCCGTATAACTCCCACATTTAATAATGTCCTGATCGCCAGACTCACCAAACTCACCATCACCATCGTTGTGGGCGAATAGGTAGGCTACGTAGGTTCTGTCTAAGAAGTTTGTGTCGCTAGAGCTATTAACGGTGAATGTAGTAGATGTCGGAGAGGTGTTGTTCCAATAAGATACCCCTGCATCCGCAACAGCGTTTGTTGAATCCAATCTTAAGTAATCGTCATTTGGAGATGCGCTAGAAGACCGATGCCATACTGCCCATGCCGCTGTGGTACTGGTACATTTAACAATAATACAGCCCGGAACACTACCAAGATTGTGACTAATATTCTGCGCAGAACCCGTCCCAGTATACGTCACCACATCAAAGAACTTAGGTGCTTTGCGGAATGTCCAAGAGGCGAAGTCATGCGTGTTTGTGTTAAAAGAAGTTAAACCGTCAGTAGTAACACCATCGGAGTTAAACGATGAAAGTAAGCCTCCGGCAGTAGCTTCAGCAATGTTAAAGTCTGTTAACAGATAACCTCCAACTCCACGTTCTGTATCAAAAACATAATGATTGCCAGTATCATCTCTTCTCTTGAACCAAACCAACCCACCTTCACCATCAAGGTCAATGCCGTTGGTGATCGTTTGCGTAGACCCATTTCCCTCATACAAATACGTTGAGAACACATCCTCTACATACAGACCTGCACCTGCGGCGTTACCTGCGGCGGCTGTTGTTAGTGCCTTACCTAGCATTACACGAAGTTCCCAACGTAAGCTCCGTAGAGCGTGGTGGAGATTTTCCAGAATACAAAGACATCACTGGCTGTAGACGTTGGTGCAACATTACCACCTGAAGTCACCCATGTCATTGTAGGCCATGTGATTGTGTTGGAGTCACCACCTGTAATGTGCAGTACAACAGTCTGACCTGCTTCTAATGAGTCAGTGAAGGTGATAGCACCAGAGGTTGCAGAAGTTTGGATAGAACCGTTGGCAGGGTCTAATGCGACAGTGCCTGATGTGGCAAGAGTAAATACAGTTTCCTTGAGTTCGCCAAAGGTTTGCTGTGCTGTGTAGGTCTGTGCTACATCTAACTTGGCTGTGTCAACATCGTAGGCTTGAACAGTAGAGCCAATATCTGCTGTTGCTACATAGTTTGTGGCAGTCTCTACAGCCATTGTGCCTAAGCCTAAGTTAGTACGGGCTGTAGAGGCACTCGCAAGATCAGATAGGTTATTTGCAACCTGAGCAAACTTAGCATCTGCGGCGGCTTGTGTGTACGTGTTAGCAAGCTCAAAAGAACCGTAGGCTACAATGTCTACGATATCACCTGCTGTAGCACCTGTTGTCAATACAACACTGGTTCCATTAGTTGCTGTAAAGTCTGTACCGGCAAGAAGTTTAACACCGTTGAGGTAGACATCTACAAATCCAAGGTCGTATGTAATTGCAAATGTTGTTTGGCTTGCCGTAGCTGTATATGTTTGACGAGATGACGTACCGTTGACAGCACTACCTGCCGCCACCCATGAAGAGCCTGTGTAGACGTACATGAGTTCTGAAGAGGTGTCAAAGTATAAAGCACCTGTAATCAGTGCATCGCCATCATTGTCCAATGCAGGAGCAGTTGCTTTAGCCCCTAGGTAACGATCATCAAAGCTGTCAAACGATGCCGCCGCATTAGTTTCAGAAGTAGCCGCATTAGAAGCTGATGTAGCAGCATTAGATTCACTTGTAGCCGCATTAGAAGCTGATGTAGCCGCCGCAGTTGCACTATTAGCCGCTGAGGTTGCGGAACCAAGAATAGAGTCTACATAGCCCTTACGTGTTAATTCATCATCTGTTGCAGGTGTTGCTGTAGATGTAATTGCGTTTGTGCCTAGCGTAATGTCGCCAGTCATCGTACCACCTGCTAACGGCAGATAATCAGCAACCTCTGTCTGTACGTAAGCCGTTGTAGCAATCTGTGTTGTATTGGTGTCTGCGGCCGCTGTAGGAGCCGTAGGAGTGCCTGTAAGCGCAGGAGAAGCTGTGACAGCATAGTCACCTAGCTCAGTTTGCACATAGGCTGTTGTAGCCACTTGAGTGGTGTTTGTATCAGCCGCCGCTGTCGGGGCTGTTGGAGTACCTGTTAATGCAGGAGATGCTAAAGGAGCCTTGAGTGCAAGACTGTTTGTTACTGTTGTAGAAAAGTTAGCATCATCACCAAGTGCCGCTGCTAGTTCGTTAAGCGTATCTAAAGCACCGGGAGCACTGTCAATCACTGCACTGACTTCAGAGTCTACATAGCCTTTAGTAGCCGCATCAGTAGATACTGTTGGCGTACCAAGACCTGTAATCTTGTTTGTACCCATTGCGATAGCACCAGACATAGTGCCACCGGAAAGATTGAGTTTTGTTGCATCACCTGTGTCAACATAGGCTTTGACAGACTGCTGTGTTGGTATTAGTGTAGCAGAGTCTGAAGCCATGTTGTCTTCATCAACAAAGGCTGTTGCTGTAATTGTACCATCAGACAAGCTACCAAACTGTACTGTGCCTGAAGTGGTAATAGAAGAAGGGGTAGTACCTAATTCAACGACTGATCCGCCGTTGTCTTGTGTAAACAGTCGCTTGTCTTCAGTGTTGACTGCTACCTCACCCACATCTACATCGGATGTCGTAGGTACTTGAGAAGCTGTTGTAGATTTCTTGAGGAGGATTTTAGAGGCCATTACCTAGTCCTGTTGTGGTTGGGTCAATGTAGAGGAAACCCCTCCGTAGAGGGGCTACCAAAAGGATACTATTAGCCTGGAAGTGCTAACAAGAATCCAGTTTCAGGACGTAATACCTGTACACCGTACAGTGTATCAGCAGTCATCAGGTCAGCAAGGTACTCTTGCTTGTACTGAGTTTGTGTGCGAACATTCATCTGCTCTGCCAACACCATAGTGTCTTTGTGTGCCAAGATAGCACCACGAGTGTCGTTGACAGAAGTAGTTGCAGTGTTCTGCGCTGCTGTTTCAATAACAGGTACGTTAGAAGAAACGTAAACGTCTACACCGTACAAGCTACCGATTTGACCATTGTTAACGCCACGACCATCTACGAAATCAGATGAGTTGTAACGATCAATGCCCAAGATGTCACGACGAGCAGAAGGAGGAATCACGATGAAACGTCCGTCCATTGGTGTGTCTTGGTCATCCATGAGCTTGATAAGCTGACGGAAAGCAAGGTCAGTGAAGACATCAGTGTCTTCCATAGTGTCATCAGCGTAAGTAGCAATGCCGCTTGAGCCGTTGACGTAGTAGGCGTTTGAATGCTCCCAGTTAGCAGGATCAGTTGGGTCTGTAGCAGTACCGTCACCAAAACGCAAAGCAAGGTTGTACAAGTCATCGTCAAGCTGAAGTGCCAACGCATAACCTGCATCGTCAGTGTAGAAACGGCGCATTGAGTCAAGAGCCTGAACACCTACGATGTCTTCAATGAAGCGTGAGTATTCAAAGTGCTTGTCAATGCTGATTTGTACTTCTGATTCAGTGTCAGCTTGGATTGTAACCGCAGTGTTCGCCGCCTTAGCTGTGGCTGATCCACGAGTAGGCTTAGGAATATGCAGAGTGTCACCCTTCTTACCAACCATGCTCATCTTGTTGACGAGGTTAGCGAGAACAAGGTTCTTCTTGTATGCGGCGACAATTTCGTCAGACCACAACTCTGGGATAAAGGTTGCAGCATTAGTGCTGTTTACAATGGAGGTACTGCCTCCGGGATATGCGACTTTAGCCATGATAATCTCCTATAAAGCTATCGTACACGACCCTCAGCGTATGCAGTGCGGATTTCTTCCGCTAATGACATATACCTGTCAGGGTCAGTTTGCATGAGTTTTATGATGTCAGCACGGCGATATACTTTACGAGATGGAGCTTCAGCAGAGCCTCTAGTGTTCCCTGTAGATGCAGATTTAACCTGTTGCTTACGAGCGTTCTTCTCTGTTTCTACTGTAGTGTTCATCAGTTCCTGACGTTCTTTCCACAATGTAAACAGTTCGTCTGCGGCATCGTAATTATACTGCTGATCTGCTTGTTGCAATAAACTAGTTCGCACCTTAGACTTGCCTACCCAATCCATAAACTTTTGGTCTTGGATAATGTTTTCAAAGTCTGGGTGTTGCGACTTCAATCGTGCCAGAGCTTCAGACTGTTTTAACTGTGCTGTTACAGCTTCAGCTTGTTTGAGCTTTGGATGATTGTTAATTGCATATTCTACAGCTTTCTGAGGGTCTTCAAAGAAGTCTATCTCTTGTGCCGTACTAGCGTGGGCTTGTTCTTTTTCTGCCAGTTGTGTTTTGACAAAGTCATCAACGATTCGTCTAAGCTCTCCAACTTCACTACTTTGGCGACCTAGGAGCTTTTCAGCTTCTTGGTGCATACGGACAATATCTTTAATGTCCTTGCCCTGATACTTATCAGGAATGCCATCGTCTTCGTCTTCTGTTGGTGTTTCTTGAGTAGGTTGCTCCTCTGGAGTCTCCTCAAGGTTTGCGAGTTCTTCGCCTTCGTTTACTTCTTCGTCTTCACGCTGATCTATAAATGTTGCCATTATCA